GATGCATAGTCGCATTGATCTTGACAATAACTTCAGGGAAGTTATCAGCAGCAGTGGCGGTGTCCCGAACTACGTCAATGATACGAATAGGCAGAGTGTCGGTTGTTGCAGTACTGTCCAGAATAGCAACGCCAGAGTTACCTGTCGTGGTGCTACCTGCATTTTGTACCAACGTGGCGTTATTTCCGATGGCGGTAATGCCAACACCAGAAATAGTCGTTCCGCTAGAAACTACAGCAACTTGGAACAACGTGTCAGGATCATCCGCGACCACAGCAAAAATCTGCGTACCAGACTTGATAGCCTGACTTGCTGGATAAAACTGTTGTTGTTGGATTTGACCAGTTGAACTGTTAGTAAAACTTACACCCAGAAAAATACCGCAAGGTGTGGCAGTTGTTGTGCCGACGTCCTTTTCGATAGTTCCACCAGCTACACGTTTTACCAAGTCACCATAGAAAATGTTAGTAGCGTAGCCACTAGCAATTTGCATCAAACGGGTTGAACCCGCGAATACCTGTCCACCTATTAGGTTTACAGGCTTTAGACCGTAAGGGGCCGAGACTGTGGGATAAGCCATATAAGACTCCTAAGTTTATTGATTTCTACCGATCGTGACTCTAGAGCTTGATTCTTTGAATAAAGGCATCTTGGAGTTACTCTCGCGCATGAAGGTGTTGTCCACTGATGCCATCTGCGCATTGGCCAATTTCTGGTAATGCGCGTTGCGATCAGCAACAAACTCCTCCGGGGTTTTGCAAAGCAGTAAACCACCAATTTCAATGCAATCTGCAAAGCGGCTGTTGGAGCTGCTTTGAGACAAGATATGTGGTTGAGTGCTTGCTTTGACTGGCTCCCAGCCTTCGCCGAATTTTGCGGAAATATTAGACGGATCAGGACTGTTTAAAAGCGATACACGCACCCAATGGTGTACCCATCCGGGTTCTGGAATAGGATCTGGCAACGTAGCCGCTGGCTTCCATTTCGCAGGACGCTCGAACGTCGCACGAGTTTCTGCCGATCTTTTTTCACGAATTTGTTCAGTCATTTTCTTTCCTTTTTAATACCGCTACTTCACGAGCATAACGCTCCAAGGGAATGTTAAGCCGTTTGGCCAGAGCCACTTCGGACGCACTCAATGTAATCTTTTTAGGGGCGACACTGCGCGTTGCCGAAGCAACAACGTTTGATTTTTTACGCTGCGTCGAATCAGCGTGCTCCCCAGACTCAAACTGATCTGGGAAAACTTGACGCAATCTGCCGTTGATGCGTCTATAGTATTCATCACTTTGAGGATCCATGCCCTCATCGTTTACTAACTTTTCATGCACCGCCAGCGCGAATCCGGTCATTTCCTTGTCAGTACCAAACCATTTGTTGGCTTGCTGCCATTCGGCAGCTTTGGTATCAACTCGGGGTGCTTGATATGCGGGTTGTACAACAGTTTTTTCTTCCTGTAAAGGGGCAGGCTTAAAATTGTTGACACGCTCCGCTTTCATCTTAGCGGTTGTGAGGTCGTCATTGGCCTGCACCATGGCATCAGAATCCCCTGATTCATAAGCCATTTTGTACTTGCGCTTGGCCTCGTCTACCTCTTGAGATACGACCTTTTTAGCCTGCTCAAGCAGGGCACTTTGGCTTGTGTGGACGTTATTTTTGAGTTTTTGATTCTCTTCATAAACGGCCTGAGCTATGCGTATAGCCTCCTCTTTCTCACGAATTGCAGACTCTTTGGCTCTGCGTTCGTCGTGGTAGCCCTTTGTAAACTCACGAAGTTTGTTGCGGTCTTTCTGAGAATACGCAGCTAACTCCTCGTCAGTGGGTTCTTGAGGTGGGGTCTGCATCGGTGTTCTGTTGCGATCCTCCTCTGGGGTGTCGTCAACAATCTCAATTTCCGGCTCTTCTTTGACCTCTTTGGTCTTTTTAGCCTCAATTTCGTCCGGAAACTCGAATTCTGTCTTTTCTAGTTCTGCCATGATGACTCCTTAATATGGGCGTTGGATGCCACGGGGATCCTGCACAACTGCCTCAACGCTGTCGTCGTTGATCAGTCGCCACTCGGTTCCGTGAATCTTCATACGTGTCCCCGTATTGGGCCTCGTCACGATAAAGTCTCCAACCTTACAAGATGCTCCAGACGGAAAGCGTTTTTCGTCTTTGAAAGCATCGGGGCCTATTTTTGCCACAAACAGCACCGGAGAAAGAATCTCTTCATGGTGCATCATTTTTGCGGATTTAAGAATCCCTGACTCGCCCATTTCCTCTTCTGCTTTCGGAAGCATACAAAGGAGGTGGTAGGTCGCTGGATCAGGCACTTGCTTGGCCTTCTCCCCGTTTGACTTGTTGAGTACACCCGACAAATCGACGGCACTGATATCGAAATCATTCATCGTCATTTCTTTCTAACTTTCGAACAAGGTCGTTGATTAAAGACTGTGCGTACAGCAGACCCCGAATTTGGCCGCACATCTCTCGGTAAGCGGGGTAGTCTTGCGCACCCCCCGCTCCAAGACTTTCAGAAAGATTGCGCCCTTTTTCTCGTAAATCAGAGAGCAAATATTTCAAAGCTTGATCGTCATACATGATTATTTATTTTGTTTAAACAGGTCAACCTGTATTTTCTGGTTGGTAATCTTCTCTTGGTTTTGCATACGTGCCATATCCAGTTCGGCCTGCATGTCAATCCTCTTGTTCTCAAGTTCCAGACGGGCTTTGCCAAGTTCAATGTCAGCTTGGATCTTCTGGGCCTTGGTTTGTTCAGCCTGACCTTTGAGCTGAAGTTCAGCCTGTTGCATCTGCACAAGAGGATCTTGTGCTTGTTGCTGCGCCTGCTGTTGTTGAGCTTTAGACTGATTGAGTTGAAGCAACTGAGCAGCGCCTTGAGCGACCAGCCGGGAGACTTGCACCTCGACATCTTCTGGTAAAGATGCATCTGGGGCTGGCAACGGTACACCGAGCTGCTCCTCGACTTTTCTTCGGTACAAGAACGCCAAATGCTCTGCGATGTGGGCCATGGCAGATGCCTGCATCTTCTGAGCCATGGGGTTTTGGCCAATCTGCGCGGCAATCATAGGGTCTTGCATGAAGGCTGTGTGCGCTGCAATATGGGCTTCTTGGTCTTGATAAATGAATGCTTTTGTAGGCTTTCCATTCAAAAATGCCATGTTCTCGCTGATAGGATCTTTAGGTGTCTGATCGTCTGCGCCGGGGATCAGTTTGTCTGCGTTTTTGACACCTAGGACTTCAATCATCTGGCGGTGCAGCAAGGGTAGGTCATAGATCTGCGGAGCACCAGCGGATAGCTGAATGACAGCCTGATACTGCATGATCCTTTGAGCCATCGTCGAACTGTTAGGATCTGATACAGGAATAACCTCGACTAAGTCATAGTCAGCCTGCTTGACCTGACGGTCGCTTCCTTGTGGTTCGTACTCATACTCTGTCGGGGTGTAGTCCCTGATGATACCTTTGAGGAGTTTAAACTCCTGCTTCATTGAATAATGAACACGGGCTTGGACGGCTCCCATGGTCTTCAATGTTCTCTCTAGCAGAGCTAAAGTTGTGCCTACGGGCGCGTTAGCGCTCATGTCGGAGATCTTCATGTCCGAGATAGAACCTAAACGTCGTCCTTCTTCTGTAATTCTGTCTAACAAAGTTAACAGAGTTGAGCTGGGTTCTTTGTAGGGCAGGAAGGTGATGTTATCTTTAATCGCACCACTTGGGACGTCAATGTCTCTGAACTCACCGGGCTGGATGGGTGTGTCGTCGCCTTTGATCCTTGCGCCTCGGGTCTTCAAACCGCCGGGCAGGTTGGCTAAAGTCCCTGCGTCAACCAACTGACGGATCAAAGATGTGCCCGCCCTTGCATAACCACCAATGATGTGGATCAAGCCCATCCCGTAGAAACCAAAGCCGGGGATATAGCAGTAGTCCACAAAATGCTGGCGCTTTAAACGCTTGGGATCGTCTTCAAGATAGTTTCTACGGATGGCAAGAACCTTATTTGTTCCCCGGTCGATGGTGATGACGTAGGGTAGACCGATGCCGGTTTCTTCGCCTTCTTCGTCCTCGTCCTCAAAGCCTTCTAGGTCGTAGTAGGCATGGATCTCCAGCAACTGATAGCGGTCATCGTCTGTGGTTTTGTAGCCTTGTTGGTCGGCTTTTTTCTTCTCGATGTCGGTTAAATTCTGGACAGGTTCGCCCAGATCAATGTCTCTGTAAAAACCATTGACCTGTAGACCCCTCATCTCATGTTTGGTCTTTCTCATCACATGAGTTACACGCTCTGCGTGTTGCAGATTAGAGGCCCCGTAGGGGACAATCATGTCCTCGGCAGGTATAAAAACTGCGACTTGACGGCCCATGGTAGGGTCGTAATAGATCTTCTTGAAGGCCGATCCGGCCAGTCCTAGGGAGTACAGCATCCGCTCATGTTCAGGGCGGTACTCAGGCATTTCTTCGGTCAGCTTGAAGTT